AGCGCCTGCATGGTAAAGTACAATGAATTGATTATTGATGGAGTTGGAACTTCATCATTTCCATTTGATGTGATTGTGCTTGAAGGTCCTACAATTCAAGTAGGTTTCTCAAAGGATAAGCTACTGAGTCATGATGGAGTTAGTGGATACATTGTTCAGTCGAATCCTCACAGGGAAGCGATTGAAAAGAAATACACTCTTCAGCTAATCAACCCAACAGAGTTGCAAGTCCTTGAATTCGTGCAATTCCTTTCTAAAAGGAACTTCTGGCTTGAGAATCAACAGAACAAGCTCACAAGATGGTTCTGTTATCAGACAAAGGTGTCTGACACTCAGAGAGATAAAAATAAAATGTATTCTGTGGAAGTGACATTTATTTGTCACCCCACGAAATACATGAAGAACAACGATGTTCAAACTCTTACCTCAAATGGTGTTCTCAGGCTGCAAGGTAGTTCACTTGCGTTCCCTAAAATCACAATTAGAGGGACCAGCTCATCTGAGACTAGCTTCACGGTTGGGAAACAAACCATCAAGCTTGAACAACTATCTGAGAGCGCTGTGATGGTGAATGATCCACAGAATCCAAGTTTCCTTGATAAGAGAGGGAATCTTGTGAAGTGGTCAGGAGACTTTATCACAATTGACGCTAACCAAGCTCAGAAGACTGTTGGTGTGGTTTTAGGGCCAGGTATTCAATCACTTATTTTTGAAACCAATTGGGGGTGGTTATAATTCTATATCTATTAGACAGAAATGTTCAAACAGTAAA